CTGTCTGGATCTTGTGGTAAAGAAGGATCTAATTCAGCAATACCACTGATAACTTGAAACTTACCTAATCGATCAATGAATACTTTATCTTTTCTTGGTAAATAGAATGAGAAATCGGCTTCTACATTTGTGCCAATCTTAGGTAATTCTACAACAGAACCACCTGTGCCTGTGAAACCTGTACCTGCATCGTTGATACGTGGTCTGAAATCTAAACAATCTCTCAAATCATATAAACGACCTTTGCCTTCAGCAGAAATATAAGAAGGTATGTTCTCATAATCAATCACACCGTCATAACTATCAACACTGAAATAGTCACCAGCGCCGTGTGTGAAATAATCAAATGTAACTAGAAGTCTACCTGAAGGAACAGGTTGTCCTGGTTTTAATTTAATCTTTGCAAGATCATAGTATGCATCTTTTTGACCTGTGTCAAAATCATAACGACTTGTAATATCAGTATCACTTGTTGTTGCTGGTGTTGAGAAGTCAGCAGCCATGTAAACAGATTTTAATTGATAACCGTCTGCCTTGCCTAAACTGATTGCTGTTTTTTCGGCAGCCACTTGTGTGTCAACTGTTGTTGTAGCATCCTCTACTAATGTTTTAGATTTTTCTGTTGCGTTTGCAGCTGATACACGAACAGAAGCAATTAAATCTACTGTATCACCATTTGTTGCTGGATTTGTACTTAAACCTGTTAGACCACTAATCGTAAGTGTTCTACTTGAATTTGTTAACGCTAAATCTGATGATGTAATATCTAAAATATCACCTGCACTTAAACTTCCTGATGGTGTATTAATAACTAAAGTATAATTTCTGATATCAGATATAGATGAAAAAGTTTCAGATGCACCAGCAACAGTATAAGAAACACTACCACCAGATATTGTAGCAGTTGCAAACTTTCTTCTTACGGTGTATGCAGTTGATTTTTCTGTATCTGGATTTGCAATTGTATCACCACGGATTCTTCTTACACGAAAATAATTGGTATCATATACTAAAACTTTTTGATCTGGTCTTACAAGATTGGCACTAAATCTTTTTAATTGACCTGCAGTAATCGATGATGATGCGTTTGCAGCCAATTCTAATTCTAAATTATTTGTAACAGATGATACCACACCAACATTTACACCGTTCACAATGAGATAATCACCTGCTTGTACTTCCGTTAAAAATAGTGTACCTTGACCAGTGACGGTTGGATCTGCTGTTGTTGTAACAGTACCTGTCAGTGTAACGTCTGTTGAATCAATATCACATGTAAATGTTCCGCCAGAATTTGATACTGATTTTACATCACGTGCAAAATCTTTACCGCTGTTCATTTGAATATCAAATAAACCTAACTTGAATCTTGTTGTTGCAAGTGTGCCAGTATAATCACCGTCATGCAATTCTATTGAACGAACTCTTGCTGTACCAATTGTTGACGGACTGTCCGCCGTTAGTTCATCTCTTAAATTAACTTGTTCAAAACTATCAACATCAGGTAACCCTACAAGTGCTTCGACAAGAACATAGTTACCAACAGGTGTTTGAATCGGTTTATCAGTTACTCGATCAAATGTTCTTGGTTTATCAACAGCAACGATTTGTTGTGTCATCGTTTCTAATTCATAACCTTCAACATAAGCTTTACCTGGTTCAACACCAAGTGCTAGTTTCGTTGCATCACCACCATTAGCAGCGGTATAGATACCACGATTTGTTCCGTCATCTAAGTGTTCCCTTACATCCATTAAGAATGGTCGAACTTCGTAAGAACCTGATTCATCAAAAGTTCTACGTGCAAGTGTGTGTTCTAATTGTGAATAATCGGAATACTTTACAAACTTTTTAACTTGACCGTTTTCTATTCTTGCGAGTTCAATAAAGTCATCATCGTCTGTATCTGAAATTGTTTTCTTTGTGAGTGTTAAAAGAATTTTGTATCGATGAGCACCTGGTGCATTTTCATTTGTAGATCCACGTGCATTGTCTGTTAGTGATCCGTCATCTTCAGGTGTAACAAAACTTTCTGTAATTGTAAAACCAATTCGATAAGATGGTGTGTTTGTGTACTTATCTAAAAGAATCGTTTGTTCAGTGTTAGCAACAAAGTTACCTAAAACAAAATACACGCCTGCGTGGACACGTGCGGCTGAACCAATACCTACAGCACTTTCTGTATCTTGTACTTGAACAGTATATTCTGTTGTTTGATTAGATGTTAAATTTGTATTTGTTGTTGTTGTATTGTTGGCATTTGTTGCAGTCAATACTTCATTTCTTGCAAAAACTTGTGTTGTGTTATCAGAGGTAGCAGTGTTCTCGTACTTGATGTATAAAGTAATGGGGTCAGTATCAGTAGCGGCTGTAGAACCGATTACTCTTGCCTTTAGGCCGTTTGTGTTAGAAATAATTTTATCTAATAAGTTTGCACGATATGTTTCAACACTTTCACTATTATATGATGCTTTGATTTTAATGAAGTCATATTCTAAGTCAAAGTTAAGGTCACCAGGAATAACCATTGAACCTTCTTCGAATACGTGTGAACCAAAACGTTCAACTTGTTTTTGAAGAATGGTTTGAAGTTGTGTTAATTCTCTTGCCTGAACAGCAAAACCTGGTCGAAATAATACACGATGAAAATTTTTATCATCACTAAAGTCATCATAATATGGGACTACATTAAAATTGGTGGCCATAATCTATTAGAACTCCACAATTAATTTTACATTTTCAGTTTGATCGTCTGCCCTCGTAATTGGTTTTCTATTTTCCACATATAAAACATCACCACTATCTTCTCTTAATTCTGGTGTTGTGTCAACACTAGAAGGTGTGCCAGAAGCAGTAGATACGGCACCTGTCACAGTATCAGATGTTGTGAAGTCAACAAGATCACCATTAGTATCAACACCTTGATCTGTAAACTGAGGTTGAATGTATCGAACTGTTGTTGTGTTAGATGTTGTTACTACGTCTACAACATAACCTATTGCACCTGTAGAACTACCTGTAATCTTTTCATCAACTTGATATGATAATACTGATGAAAATGTTAAACTTTTTGTTGCATCTAAAGTAGATGCTGTTCCAATACTGCCTGTTGAACTATCAATAGGATTTTTTAATAATACAATTCTTCTAAAATCATTTGCAACATTAAAATCACCTGAACCATCATCTTGAACAAAATCAACATTCATCATTACATAATAACCACCTAACTCTTTAACACAATCAGTGGCATGTCCACCTTCTGGTGAAATAATAAAGTCGATGTCAGCGCCACTTACATTACCATAGTCAGATGCAAGAACACTTGCATAAGTATAACCTGATCCTGCACTAGTGATTGTTACACTTGTTACAGCGTTACCTGATACAACTACTGTAGCGGTACCTCCTGTACCATCTCCATGAATTGTGATGTTTGAATATGTTGCATCAACACCACCTGATCCGGCAGCTGTTACTTCGACATGTTCAATTGCACCGTCTGTTGTTGAGTAGTCGGTAGATTCGGTTGATACGTGTATAAAATCTGTTGATGCAAAATTTGATTGTTCTGATGCAGTCAATGTGTACATATATTTCCATTTGTAGTTATCAGGTGATGTGGTAAAAACAGATGTGTTTTTATTACCTGTTGGTTCTACAGTTGAAGCTGCACCGTTATTGTTATCGATACATTTGTAAACATCAAATGTGGAATTAACTACATAGAATGTTGCATCATATAAACTTGTTGCACCAGAATCAGCAGAGATTGTTGTACCTGCTGTATTAATATTTCCATAATCATGTCTATAATAATCATAGACAGTGCCTGTTGTCCAGTTTCTTCTTGGTATTACAAGAGAAACATCGGTACTTGAAACTTTTTTTGCTGATAGTAAATCATCATAGTGATAGTATTCAGAACCCACATCATCATTAGGTGTAGGTGGACTTGTGTCAGTTCCGTCATTAAATGCTTGATTGTCTGCAAAAGCCTGTGGTCGACCAATACCTAGATAAAAAGTATCTGAACTGAAACTATCTTTAAATTGTTCAGCATTGTGTACTCGAAATTTGTTTGTTATTATTGCTGGCATGTTAATTCCTTCATATTATATTTATATTTATACTCCTGCTCCTATGATTGTTTTGACTGTAGTTCCTGCTGAATTTTTAATTAATAATGTTGATGCACTGGCAAGTTGTGTAGATGATATACTACCAGATGTCACGGCAACTGTTACTGTATTTGTGCCTCCAGTTGTGGTGATCGATTGACCACCTGAAATGGTTACAGTTTCACCCAATGCAACAGCATCGGAAACACTATCACCTGCAAAGGTAATAGAACTATTTGATAAACTTGAATTGCCGATATTAGACAAAGTATTGGATGCACCACTGATTGTCTTATTGGATAACGTATCTGATGTTGATGCAGTAATAAATCCAGAATCATTATTAAATCCTGATATAGCAATATTTGCCTTTGTTAACTTTTTTTGTGCATTAACAGAATCAACAACAACAAAGAAATCACCATCAGCGTCTGATGTTGATGTAGTTAATTCAGATAAATCTACATCAATTTGATCTGCCTGTACATCTATTAAAGTACCAGCGCCAATATTAAGTGTCACAGCACCTGTTGTGCCACCACCTGTTAAACCACTGCCAGCAGTAACGGCTGTAATGTCACCTGTATTTGCAGTGTAACCTTTACTGAGTATACGATCTTCAATAGCAGCCGCTGTCATTAAAGTTGTATCATTATCAACAAATGATTCTGATGATAATTGTATTGAAGCAGCAGCAAACTCGGACACAGTCAGACCAGATACATCTAGTGATACTGAACCTGAACTACCGCCTCCTGATAATCCTGTACCTGCAGTAACACCAGAGATTGTTCCTGTGTTTGATGTAAAACCTGAATCGTTATTAAAACCTGATATGGCAATATTTGCTTTAGTTAATTTCTTTTGTGCATTGGCAGAATCGACAACAACAAAGAAATCACCGTCAGCGTCTGATGTTGATGTAGTTAATTCGGATAAGTCAACAGATATTGCATCAGCAGTTACATCAATTAAAGTGCCTTCACCAATGTTAAGTGTTACGTCACCTGTGTTACCACCACCAGTCAGACCGTTTCCAGCAATAACAGATGTAATGTCACCAATTGCGGATATTGAATCAACGTAAGCTTTAATTGCTTTTGCTGATGCAAGTGTATCATCGGATGCTGAAACAGATGACAAGTTGGTATCAAGGACTCCACTTGCCAACATTGATACTGTTAAATTTGAAACTGTATTGTTTGATGCGTTAAATGTTTTATTGGTGAGTGTTTGGATACCTGATAATGTTGCGACCGTATTTGTATCAATACTTATTGACACATCACCAGAAACACCACCTCCTGATAATCCTGTACTAGCAGTAACTGATGTTATGTCACCTACAGCAGATGTATCAATATAATCTTTAATTGCCTTTGCTGATGCAAGTGTGTTGTCAGTCGCCGAAACAGATGTCAAATCCGTGTCAAGCACACCACTTGCTAACATCGCTACTGTAATATTTGAAACGGTGTTATTCGATGCATCAATTGTTTTATTAGTAAGTGTTTGTGTTCCTGATGTGGAAACAAGTGTTGCGTCAGAAACTGCTGTGTTTAGTTCTGCTAATGTGGCTGATAAAGTGTTATTTGTTAGATCAATTGTTTTATTAGTTAAAGTTTGTGTGCCTGTTAAAGTAGCAACTGTTGAATCAATATCAATTGTGAGTGTGTTGGATGTGCCAGTTGTGGTAATACCTGTACCGCCTGTGATTGTTAAAGTTTCACCCAATGATACTGAATCAGAACCAGAATCACCTGTTATTGTGATAGATGAATTTGATAAACTTGAATTGGCAATATTAGATATTGTATTTGATGAACCACTAATTATTTTATTTGTAAGTGTTTGACTACCTGTTAATGTGGCTACAGTACTATCAATATTAATAGTTACAGTGTCGGAAGAAAATACAGTATCTAGTCCTGTTCCGCCAGCGAATATAATTGTACTACCTAATGATATCACACCTAGTCCTGTATCAGCATCAACCGTCAAACTTGAATTTGTTAATGCGCTGTTAGGAATATTTGTAATTGTATTGTTATTGAAATTAATAGATTTATTTGTGAAAGTGGTGGTAGAGTTTGCGGTGATCACGGAAGTCACACCTGATAACAAGTTAAGTTCTGTTGGTGTTGCCGTTAGCGTGATCGATGTGCCATTACCTAAAGCTGTGTATATCTCATCAAAGTTGTTATTAATGATAGAACCACCGTTTCTGAGTGGACTACCTGTTCCGTCATTTGCGACAGCACCTAAATTAATTGATTGTTTTGCCATAGTTACTTATATTTATATACTAAATCACATCAAACGTGATACTATTATTATCAAATGTTGTTGTTGTTTCATCAAAACTGTTTTGGTCAAATAATAAAGTTATTGATGTTATTTCTGTGGGTATTGAAAAATTTGTTCTTAAATCTGAGGTGAATGTTTCAAATGTAGGAGTATTACCATCCGGCGGTCTACTGCCTGTTCCAGATATCTTTACGTTATTTAATGTTTGTAATGTAATACCACTATCTTTTGCAGTAGTGTCAAAGGCTGTTGATGCAAATCGATTGATTGTTGAGTATCGAGGACCTGCATAAATGAATCCTTGACGAACATTGACACCTTGAACGGATCGTGTTCGACTAGAGTTCATCTTAATATTATATTCACGAGTTAAAGTAACATCTCTTGTGTTAGTGCCAAAAGATACACTTTCTTCAATTGTGTTTGTTGCACCAGATCGTAATGATGTACCGTCATCAACAGTACCCAATCTTCGACCAACTTTTTCTGCAAAGATAAGAGTGAATAGTTCAACAACCTCATCTGGTTCAATGATGTCATTGATACGTACAAATCCTGTTTTCATTTTTGCATTAACATTTGTTCTGATTGTTACTTCACCAAAAACTTCAAAACCAGCAGGATGTATTGCACGTTTTAATTCATCACGCCATAGATTAATTGATTCACCGACTTTAACGACATAAGAGTAATCTTGATAATAAAAACTATCTTGTATTCTTTTTGTACTTTCTGAAATGTGTCCATCAACAGTACTAAAACCTCCTGTTGTATTGACAATAGTTCCTACAGTTGTGCTTAGTGAAGCTGCATTAGCATTTAATAACGTTGCAGTAGTACCTGTCAAACTACCAACGATAGTTTCACCCGGCACAAAAGAACCTGTCACATCTCTAATTTCTAAAATATTAGTTGAAGTATTTAAATTGACGACAGTACCTGTTGTTGTTTCTTGGTTGCCTTCTTCTAAGACAATAAGATTTTCATCTTCTAATAATATGATATCACGTTCATCTGTTGATTCTAATAAAATATTATATGATGTTGTGCTTGTTACTGTTTCACCAGGATCAAAAACACCCGTTAAATTATAAACTTGTGTGTGTACATTTGATGTGACGTTTGGTGCTATTTCATATCTGAATCCATGATCAAGCACTCTTACTTTTGTAATGCGACCGATATTTTCACCAACAGGAAATACTTCAGCACCAGAACCACTTACACTATCAATTGTTAAAGAAGGCAAACTTGTATAACCGCCACCACCAAAAACCACATTAACATCTGTGATGTCTCCTAAATTGCCATTAGTTTCTTCTTCCATGACTAAAATGTTTCCTGATTCTAAAAGAATTTGGCCTTGATCTTCGGCATCACTTTCTAATAAAAAACCACCATTGACAACACTTACAACAGCGACTAAACCGTCACCGTCTGTATCGGTATTATTTACGACAATACCATCACCTACTGCATAACCTGAACCACCTGTTTCTACAAAGATTGAATCTACTTTATCAGCACGAACAGTATCAACAACAATTCTTGCATCGACACCTGATGTATCATTTACAATTGTTAAATCATCATTCTTTGTGAAGTAACTACCGCCTGATACAATATTCACATCACCAATAACACTTTCCACGGCACATGTAATAATGGTATTAGGATTACTATTATCAACACCTTTAATAAGAACTTGTGTTTGTAAATCTATCTCATCACCTGTTTCTTGTAGAACAATACCACTATCATCTTCAAGAGCTACGCCATCACCTGTTGATGACAAAAATGTTCCTGTAATTGAATCTCTTTTTAAAATCAAAGTAGAAACTTCTTTACCATCAATTATTTTTTTTGTGACAGAATCAACAACAGCACTAGCCTCACCAATGACAATATTATCTAAAACTATTTGTTGTGTAATTGTTTGACCAACAAGATTACCTGTGTTTGCATTTGTGGGTGTAACAAGAGTTACTTTTAGTATAGTAGAAACTTCCCAATCACCATCAGATACACGAAGCATATCTCTGTTTGGATAATAGATTTCAGGTGTTTCATTAAACAATGATTGAAAGAATAATTTATTGGCACGAATACTACCTTTTGCATTATATAAATCTGTAATACGTTTAGTGAAAAGTTTTTTGTCTAGTGCTGTATCTAAATTATTCGGTAGTGTTTCTAAAAATTTATTTTTAAATCGTACAAAGAAATCATCTAAACTATCATCGATGTCAATGTACTCTAAAAGTTGTGTAATGTTTTCTATAGGGTTGGCACGATACTTACCGATAACAGCAGTCGCATTAGATGTGGCGCCATTGATTGTTTCACCTGTAATAAATTTAGTATTGGCTGAAACAAAAATTTTACCATTATCTACATCTTCAGCAAGTATGACAGCAGTTTGGCCTGATGTTTGACCTGTAACGATTTCACCTTTGATAAACTCTCCTTTACCAGATTGTTCATCAACAATATAATCACCGTCATCATTACCAAATTCATCTGTTGCATTGAGTTGAATAAATCCTTCAACTTCAGTTTCTAAAAGTATTTGATCGATTTCACCGATATTGGTGAGAGTGATTTGTGCGGATTCTAAAAGAGTATAATACTGCTTGACAAATTCTAAGAGAGCAGGACTTTGTGACTGAATAAATTCAGGCAGCTGTCTTGAAACAAGATTTGATATTTTTTTGTCATTGGTTGCCATTGATCATTAATACGTTGTTGTCGTTGTTGTATTCGTTTCTGTTGACACGGTCACAGTTGAACTTGAACTACTACCTGATGTGGATGTTGTTGATGTGCCAGAATAAGCACTAGCGTTCGTTACATAACCCACACCTGAATTGGATTCATAGTTATCAATTGAAGCATCAATCGTAGCATTTGCTACATCAATTTGCAATAATTGTTGACGAACGGGTACTAAGTCATTCGATGCAGGTTGTGTCATCACTCTTATCTGTGTGCTTGTTGCACCGTCAACATCTGATACACCTGAAATATTTAAACTTGTAATTTTTACTTCACCTGTTGCATAGTTAATTGTACCTTGATTTGCATTGACAATTGTTCTTGTCGTACCTACAAAAGTAGTTAAACGAACATTGCCACGACCATCGTCATCTAAGAAAAATTCTGTTGTACCGGAACCACTGATTGTAAAACCTGAAGTTTCGAGTACTGCCGTGTGACCGTTGTGTGGATGATAAATGGCATTATTAAAATTAATGGTGTATGTGTCGACTGTACCAAGTAATGGTGTCACAAACTGATACATTTTAAATCTTGTGATGTTATTTAAAATAGAAGGATCTGATTCATCAACAGTCTTTACAAATTGAGAATAACGGAAGATGCCACCGAATTGTTCTAAATTTGTTGTGCTAAAATTTGTAATGGCATTCGTAACTAATGTTTCAATATCCGTATCAGTCTTTGTTGTTGTCTTTGAATTGTATTTAATAAACACATCAGGTTTGATGTAAGTAATTTTAGGATCAACAAAGACAGGTATGACAGAACCTATGTTATAAGTTTCTAAACTTTCAATGATTGATTTCTTTACACTGTTTGTTAACGTAATGCCTGTTGTTGGTTTTAAAGAAATGAATACACGACCATATGTTGGTGGATTATTATCTTCACCACCCCATGATTGTATTGATTGTACATTTGGATAAATGGAACGTATTAGTGCTTTATAATCGTTTGTTGTGACGGCACGATTTTGTGCGGAGAATCTTTTTGGTGCATTGAACTTAATTGAATCAACAGATTCTAAATCAGAACCACCACCTGATGCGGAGTTAACGACAACAGTAATGTCTGTAAATCCACCAATTGAACTGGCATTTGTAAATGTTGAGGCACCATTACTATCTGGTCCGTTTGTCACAACATATTCAAGTATGACAATGTTGCCATTCTCTATTGCTTTACCTAACACACCATTGCCAAAACGAACTTCATATTGTTGATCTTCAGCCGCCTCTAAGTAATAAACATTTGATGTTGAAGTTACACCTGTTACATCTTCGGTCAATGTAAAGGCAGTTGTAGTAGAATCACTTGAAGAATTTTGCACAGTTACTTTTAACGTTGATGTATCAGCACCTGTATTCTTAATTAAAAATCTTTGATTGGCATCCGAAGTGTCAACAGTATATTTGTTTGTAACCAAAGTACCTTCATAAACTTTAACATTTGAAAATGTAAAGATGCCATTAGCAGGTGTAATCGATAATGCTGAGTTAGTAACATAGTTATAGGATACACCATCAATTGTTGTAGTGAACGTTGTACCTTTCGGCATAGTCAATGAAGAACCTGTTGCATCATTTACTGTGATGTCTAATAAAGTATAAGGTGCTCGAGCAGAACGTGCTGTGTAACCTATATGTTTGGCATGAGATACTACAGAGTTTCGAAGATCAGCAGAATCTAAAAACATTTCATTCGCCAACATGTTGGCATAAACGGCATTGTAATGTGTATTGTATGCCAGTAAATCTAACAACACAGCCATGCCTGATCCTTCAAAGTCATAATCGGTAAATTCGTTTTGCTTTGATAAGTATGTTTTTAAATTTGCTTTGATTTCGTCAAAGTCTAATTCCGTAATATCGATTCGTTCTGCCATTATCGTAGTCTTTCTAAGAATGTGGTAAATGTTACCAATTCACCTGGTATATTTACGACATAAAAATTAATTGTCACTTCATACTCATTACGATCTAATTGTGGATTGGCATTGACACTTACCAATCTTGCTCGAGGTTCAAAGTTATTAATGACCTCTGAAATTTGTTTTGTCAATAGATTGGCCGTC